TTCAGTGTTTACTGGCCCAGTTATGGTAAGACTGTATCGATATTCATTGTAGATCAACGGGTCAATGTCTTTGCTGATTCTCACAGTGAATTCATAGTTCAGTTGATTGGCTCCTAAATTGGGTATATAGCCATACAACCAGCCAGAATTTTGATCCAATACCAGGCCAGGTATGCCTGCACTGTCACCAGCATCGTAGATTATTTCGTAATCAACTTGATCCCCGTCAAGATCTAGTCCGTTGAATCGATAAGCAAACCAATTGTTGTCGCGAACTGTGCCAATGCTGCCTTCTGGGTTGGTAATGATCGGCGGTCTAGATGGTGTGACATCAGCAGTAACAAAAGTATTGTCAGCAGTGATCAGTGTGGTATCTGCTGTGAGACTGTTTTTGCTATAAATGTAGATGCTGAATGTTCTAAGCTGGCTGTAGACTCCATCAGTCAATTCCAAAGTGAATTCGTAGTTTGAATTCACACTCATAGTGCTGAAGTCAAAACTGTATTCATCGTAGCCCTGGCCATCTCTACTGAATCCTGCTGTGACTTCAATGGGACTCAATGGAGTTATAAATCCTGATATCAAACCTGTTCTGGATATAGAAAGTCCCAGTGGGAAATTTCCACCTACCAGTTTCACTGTTGGATTTGCATTGGGATCTGGATCTGTGTATTGAATCTGCAGGCCAGTGACCAGTGTTCCGTCATAGAACTGAGCAATTTGTCCAGCAGGCGTAATAAATTCTGGGGGGTTGGGGCCAGTAACTGTGAGTGTAAATGTTCGATCTCGAATTTTGTCCAACACAAACTGGCCATTGATAAAGTTTGTTGTGTAGGCTCTCACAGTGAATTTGCTGGTTACGTCTTGGCCAACTTCGGTGGGCACACCTTGGATACTGGCCACAGCTTTGGGCACACCAAGAATTAAGCCGTTGTCGGCTATTTGCACTCCAGCGGGCAACTGACCTGCTTGAAGATTAAATCTTATGTGCTGACTAAATTCAGCAGTCATTGATCCTGTTGCAGTGCTGAGTTGTATTGGCGTGGTTGTGAATTCGCTTTCAGTCAACGAAAATTCAGTGCTGTTGTGAACTGCCAACACAAAATATCTAACCAAAGGGCTGATGCCTCCAAATACAGTGCCAGCAAACATAACGTTGAGACCAGCGTATATGCCCTGTGTGCTGTTGCATGTAATTCTGTTGGTAACTCCACTGGTGGCTGTGCACACCACACCAGTGATCAGTGGATCAACTGTGGCCAACATGGCCTGCTGATAAAAAATACCTTCGGCAACAGTGCCTAAACTGCCTGCAGGGGTTATCCACTGTGGTTGAGCCATAGTATTACCAAGGTGTGGTGTCAAATGCCACACGTCTCCAAATTTCACTTGATGTATCAAAATCTGCCACGCAGACGTAAAGATATTGATCGTCAAATGCAATCATACCAGCAGTGTCTCCAGCAGTGCCATCAGGACTTGCAGGGGGAGTATCTTGAACTCTACTGTAGAGTTCTCCGAAATTATCGTTGCATTTAATGTAGGCCGTGCGTATTGCATCGCCCGTGCCGTCGTTGGGTGCTGTTCCTACATTGATTACTTGTAATGCCATATGAAATCCTCTGGCTAGTATTTACCAGAGATTCAAATGGGCAAAGGTGTGTTAGTAAGGGCTAAAACTGCTACCGCAGCCGCACGTGGTCTGTGCTTGCGGGTTATCAATACTGAAGCTAGAGCCCATGAGATCTTCTTTATAATTGATGGTTGCACCTTGCAGATACTGCATGCTCATGCTATCCACTACCACAGGAATATCGGTCAAAACTTCAAAATCGTCTTCGTTGCGGTCTTCGTCGAATGTAAATCCGTAACTCATGCCCGAACATCCACCGCCCTGTACAAAAACTCTCAGCAAGACTTTGGGATTGTTTTCTTCAGCCAACAAGTCTTTTATTTTGGTAATAGCGGATTCAGTTAATGTAATCATAGTCGTTCGTTGCAAACATCCCAGTCAATGACCTTCCAGATATTGTCCAGGTAACGTTCTTTGTCCCACTGATAATCAGTGGCCCAAACATGCTCCCACCAGTCTACTAGCACACAGATATCGGTGCGCACAGCATGGTTGGCTATGGTTTTAATCTCTCCGCCGGTGCTGAGATAGACCCAACCCGAGCCCTGAATCTTCATTGCTGCTTCTTTAAAGGCAATTTTAAAATCTTCGTAGGTTTTAAATTTTTCTTCTATCAACGCAAGAACTGCACCGCGGGGGCGATTGGCACCCTTAGGAGCCCTAAGCTGAGGGAAGAACTTATTATGTAAAAAACTGCCAGCACGATTAAAATCCGCATTGCCTTCTCCTGCATTATAACGCTTGGCATAACCTTTGGCCAAATGCCCATAATGATATTCTAAACTTTCTTTGCTCAACACTGGCTCAAGGTCTCGTTCCCCGTAAGGCAAGGGTGTAGTTTCTAGCTTGGCCGGGCGGGTGCTGGCTTCTACTATGTTTATAAAATCATATATTGATGCGGCGGTGTCCATGTAGATATTTATTTCAATGTCGATAACAGGGCACAAACAATTCTTGATGATTTCTGCACACAGCTTGTCTAAACATTGATTGTATTCTTGACAATTTTTCTATAGTATCTGATCAAATTTTGCTGTGTTTAGTTGTCTGATTTAGGATACCAGCATGTTATCGTCGCCTGGTGATACGTCCTCGACTGAGATCATATGGACTGAATTCCACTTCCACAGTGTCACCTAGCAAAATCTTGATGTTGTTTTGACGCATACGTCCCGAAATAACACCAGTGATCAAGGCATCGGTTGTGTCGAGCTTGACTCTAAACATGGCATTAGGCAGAACATCAACCACAACACCTTCCATCGAAATAGCTTCTTCTTTGGCCATAAGCAAATATTTAGTTGAAATTCAGTTCTGCAATGATCTTCTGAAGTCGATCAAAGCGGAAACTGCGCCACTCCTGCTTTTCAAGATCAAACACCCGGAGGCTGTGTTCGTCAGGTTGCTTGCGTTTCTTGGTTTCCAAGAGTTTTTCCACTGGCACATCCTGGGGCTGTTTATCGTCGGGAATCAGTGTCCAATCCAGGGTGCATTTCATTTCTCGCTCGGTGCCATCGGCCTTGACAAAGCTCACAGTGATTGCGCTTTTTTGTAGCAGACTACGAACCCAGTCTCGAATAATTGCTTTTTGACTGTCGTCAGCTTCTTGATATTGTGTGCCGGGTGCTCCTTTGAGCAGTCGCACAGTTTCTTGTTTGGACCAATCCATGGTTACTTCCATTTTAAAGTTAATGCTGTGTAAAGTTTTTCGCTTATGTCAAAACGACTTCCATCGACGTAATATCGTTGATCTATGTGTTCATACCATTCTTCGTTTGGTTGCTGTCGAATCCACTCCTGTGCAGGCATGGTTAATTTTACTGTATACCAGAATTTTCCGTCAACTCGAGCACTGCCTATATTTTGGATATCGGGTGGAGTAAGTTGTTTTACCATGTGATTCCACATAGAATCAGCTTGTTGTGCGGTCATGACCATTTCAAGCAAAACGCCGTTAACGTTTTTTCATCAGGAATACTCACTGTCATACCAGCAGCCGTTGCACCATTGTCTTGACACCATTGTTGAAGTTCTTCATAATTTTCCGACCAAAATCCAATGTCACTCAACATCAAGATCATATGCTCGCCCAAGGATGTACTCACCAAGGCATCGGCGATCACAAAGCGAGGCTTCATCCCCATTTTAGTTGAAACATTGTGGCATCTGCACTGGACTCAAAAGCAAATTGTTGATAAGGAAAACTAGCAATCCAATAGCCGGTCATTGAGCGTTCGCACCAAATGCAAAGACTCGTCCACGATATCTTTTCTTCATATCCGTTACGAGGCTGCATCACAGTCCAACTTCTCTTCTTTGCTCCGCGAATGGTGCGTGGATTTGTGGCTTTATAAGGAAGATACAAATTACCCACGGCGCATTTTGGAAATAGCCACAGCCTCTTCGTCACTGAAAATGGGCACAGAGTTTGACTTATGCATGGTGCCAATACCCAGCATCTTGGTGCCAGTGTATTGTGGCACTGGTTTGCTGGCAGCAATACCTTCGCCGGTGTTGAGACTGGGAATATGATTGCTGGTAACGCGGCCAACAGGGGCACTGAGTTTGTAAGTCAAAGGCTCAGCAGCCAAGGCTCGCTTGCATTTACGGTCTTCGGCCTCAACACCCCACTTGACCTGCAGTTCTCGCCAAGAGGCATCTAGTTCGCGAGCTTTGCGTGCCTCGTCGGCGCTGCGAAACTTGACTTTGCCCTTGCGGCGACCGTTGAGACTGAGACTGGGATGATGTAGGTGCATGCTCATTTTCGCAGTAACTCCATGGTGTATTCAGTATCTCGCATGTGGGCAACGGGCTTGATCCAACCGTTGCCCCAGCATTCATACAAAATCTTTTGATATTCTGGCGGACACTTTTCACTGATTTCAAATCCTGCTCGCGGCACTATTTTAATGCCATCGGGGGAGAATGAAAAATCTTTATCTTTTGGGCGTAGAGTTTTATGAGATCCACTGGCTGTAATCTTAATCATGCTTTATTATAGCAGAAACATGATTTTCAGTCAATGTAATACTAAATTACTAGAATTGATCTGGCCAGTCTTTATCACGGTGTCCCTAGTTGTTCGTAGCCATCAAATTGAGTTTTGTATTCGGCTACGTTCCCTAGATACAAATAATGATAACCCAATTGTTTGTAGTAAGCACACTCGTGCTCAATACTGCGTAGTCCTAGTTTTAATTCTGGTTGTTGATAGTTCCAGGCAAATTGAACACTTTCTACATTGTGTTTGTCATAACGACAGCACAGACTCCAGGCCACTATCTCACTGTTGTAGTAGTAAACATGCACATCACTGTCGGGATTACGCAACTGTCCTTCAAAAATTGGCATCGCACTAACAAACTTTTTGTGCTGACAGTATTGTTGATATATTTGATTTAACTGCGCAAATTCTATCTGTTCCGACCACAACGTCGATGGTGAATAACACTGATAGTTTGTTTTTGATAAATTAATTCTGCAAAATTTCATTTTTGTAGCGCCATGACACTACTTGATCCAAGGCTTTGATATTCCAGGTATCGTAATAGCCTTGTGATTTTAATTTGTCGGCAGCCTTATTTAACTTGCTGAGCTCCTGTATCACAAGAAGTCCGCAATGACCAAAATTCATTTTGACACCATTCTC